TCAGAAAACCGATACTGGAAAAACTCTAACGCGGTGGCCAGTTTTAGTTGACCACAACACTTCATAGCCCTCCCCTGAGGAGGCTGCTTTTGTTTCAGCAACATCTTTGGTTGCGTAAACACCGACTAAATGCCACGGAGATTTTCGAACAACTCCCCATCCTTTAACCCATCCCTCATTATCGAGATCAGGCTTTAATCCTTCTGCAATAAACATAGCTATCTCCTTTGGGTACCCGGCGATCATGCTATGAAATTGAGAATCAAAAATAAATATTATTCAACCACCTCAGCCGTTATCGTTAACCATTTCAACTCATGGCGATCATGCGTAACATAAATATCGGCGTCACTGGCGTTAAGATCGTACGTTTTAGTAAATGGATGGGACGCTTTACCAGAGAGCGTGTCCCGGATTAATACATCCCCATTCTGGACAACTTGGAAAGTGACTTTCGTCCCGTGAACAATGCCATCTTTGTGCTCCTCAAGATGAGCAATCGTAACTTTTAACTTTTTCATAAATTGTCTCCAGAGTCGCAGTACCACGGGCACAATGGGAATACCTAAAGCATGTCTTTTATCCCCTACAGGGAATATTTTATATTTATCCGCTACAGCCATTACGATGGGCCAGCCCATGGTGATGGCAATAAATAACCGCCCAAAGGCGGCTAAAATTTGGATAGTAACAGGAAAGAACGCTATTCAATCCCAAGCTTTTTCTTAAGCAATGCCTTGAAGATATCTCCACCAACATCCTTAATCACGTCCAAAGGCGCGTCACTGAATGACTTCAATTTCTCATACACTGTTGGTTCTTCAAGAGTTTGAGCAAAAGCCATACCTTCTGATGTAAGCCTCAGATTATGGTGTGGGACCTTATCTATACCGTTCATGTGATAATTTAATCCAACAAACTGTGGCTCTCTTCGAAGTCTGTAATCACTGATGAATCCCTGCTCTGCAAGTAGATGATAGTGATGGATACCTTTATCAGAGGTGATGTCATATCCGGCATCATCAAGCACTTGCGTAGTAATAAAAGCATCTTCGTTATCAAGAAAAACAGCTAACAACCCGCGTAAATAGTCTATGTCGGTTCTCATATAACCTCCGCATCCTTCGAAGGTCGAAGTATATCATTTCGTTAAAAAGCAGATCACCGTTGCGTTTCACAATTCGCCTGCCACGATTTGTCATGCGCTAGGATCTCTTTCTTCGTCTGGCGGTCCATAACGTCTATGTCGTGATCAGTAAGATAGATTGGCTTTACCAAGTCACAGGCAGTATCAATTACCACCGGGACGCTTCCACGAGTCACGCAGCTCGCACACATACGCCTGCAGGCCGGTTAGTTGCTTTGTGACGATTTCAGGCCTGCTTCTGCGATCTGAATGACCGCGAGTGCGATTTTTTGAGCCATACTTGTAACAGACGCATTTTTCTTTTTGTTTCATCAAACAGAGGAGGAATGTATGCAGTTAGTAAGTGAGAAAGGTGTCGTGTCTTCCCGGGATTTAGATTTTCTTGCCTCTAGTTTTGCCCGGATGCACTTGCAAGGCCGACATCTCTGCACGGATGCATTAACCGGCAACATGGATGAAGACTGCCGGCTGTGGTTCCTTCAACGTTATGACTTTTACGTTGAACAGCTAAAAGATAAGGAACTACAGTAGTAAGCACAGGCCGGGTGGTTACAGCTGCCCGGCATTCACTTTAAAGTAACGCTTTATACCAGGCCTGCCAGCGGAACTTATCGAGGCGCAGCTGGCGGAGGCATTCTGCAGTTTCGATATCAGCCTGCAGATCGTCATCGCTATTGGTGCCAGCTTCACTTCCCTTGCACGGCTCCTGCATCAAATCCGCTGATGGAGTTGGCAGCGTCGATGGCACGCTGGCGCAGCTGCACAGCAGCATCGTCAAACTGGCACACAGTACGATCCGGAGACTGAACATATTTCACCACGTCGCGTGTAATGGTCCGGTAAATCACTTTGCTTTCGGCGGAGGCCGCAGCGGCTTTCTCTTCTACCGGATGAATAATCTTCTCGGCTTTTTCCTTCTTCTTCACCGCCAGCGCGTTGATACGGTCAGCGTGCGCACTCCAGCCAGAACGCCAGGCGATCGCCCCGGTAACCAAGACAGCGACCACCAGCGCTAGCAAAACGTAACGCAGCTTCATGACAACGCCGCCTGCGCCCGGCTGTAACGCACCTTCCGGTCAGCCAGCCCATTCTGCCCGCCGTTGATGATCTGCGTGACGCGCACGATATCGCCGGAATACAGCAGGCAACCGCGTAACGCAAAGAACCAGGCCGCTGACCGGGCAGCGTGTCGTTCCTGTAACAGCAGGTCCGGCGTGCTCACCAGGTCCAACTTCAACGCCGCACCGCATTTGGTGTAGTTCTCACGTCCGGTGATCTGCAGCAGGCCGCGGCCACGATACTTCCAGCCATCGCCCTGCGAGTTATTGCCCATGCGATCGCCATATACCAGGTTGGCAATCTGCGGCTGGTGGGCGGTCTGCTTATTGACAACCCGGCCCAGCATCTCGCACTGGTACGGCGTCAGGCGTTTACCAAAGGTTTTCTTCAGCCCGTCGACCGAGTAGTTAAAGTTCTCCACCAGCGAGGTAAAGCCTGCCGATTCGTGGCCCAGCTGCGCGATGAACATGGCCTGATCGTTAACTGCGGTGATGCCGAACTCTTTCATTGCTGCGTCGATATGCGGATACCAGCGCGCGGCAAGTCCGGCGCTGATACCAGCCGCCTTCTGAAATTGTGATTGGTTCATTAGTGCCTCAGATGATCAACCAGACGCGCAACGTTGCCTCTGACGGCAACCAGCACGGAAAGGAAAATGACGTTGGCCCCTATGGTGGCCCACGATGAATGAGGGTATATGCCGCACAGATAAGCCAACGGCACCGCGCTGTACGTGACAGTAATCAGCCATGCCAGGCGAGAAACCCACGGGCGATGCCGTGAATCACCCCGGCGGTAAAACATCAGAGTCAGCACTACACCGGCGCAGATTAACGCGTTGATAGTTGCTGTCGGGTCATTTAGAACCACCTGAACCTCCCCGGCGCGTTATCAGCGCCACCAGCGAGCCGACATCCTGGTTGTTCAGGAACGTCAGGATTTTGACGGCTAATGCAGAAACAATAACGGCGCCAATAGCGTCCAGTGGTTTATCACTGTAGCCAGTCCAGCTGGCCAGCTTCGAACCAACCAGGCCGGAACAGAGAATGCCAGCGATATAAGACACTACGAAATATGCCAGTCGGCGGGGTGCGCCCAGGTCTGCCGCCGTTGCGATATAAAAGACTGCTCCTGCAAATGAACCAAAAACCACGCCGTAATCTGTCCCGGTCAGTAGTCCATAGACACTGGCACCTGTAAGAGCACCACCAGCTAACCCGGTGCCGGAAATCGGATCGGACATTGAGCCCCCTCTTATTGCCGTGAGTCCTCTCAGAAATGAGGGGAAACAAAATAAGGCCGCCCAGTGGCAGCCTTTAGAAATGACAAAACCCCGCTATGGCGAGGTTTAGGTATCGTTTTAAGTCCATGGCGTAGATACCACTCTTAACACAGTAAATGATAAAATGCGGACCGCGTTAGTGATTTTTTTTATGTTTTTATGTAAATTAACCGTTACTCACCCATGAATAAACTAAGGTAAATTAAATGCGCGATATTGAATCATCTAACGATGAAGAGAACTACTTAAAATGGAAAGCAGAGAGACAATATCGTTTAAGAGTGGCTATGGCAGTTGTCCCGGCCATTATCGGTTTTGCCACGGTTGTTTATACTTTAAGTAATAAAAATATAGAGTATTATTTTTACTATAACATTCTGAGAGTTTTAGGACCTGTTTCCTTAGCTTTATCAGGTATAGCTGTCGTAATGATATATTTGCAAACAGGTTTCAAAAGAAATCTTGGGGAAATTGCTGATTATTCCAAATATGAGAGCGAATTGAAAAACCTCAAACTTCGCTTAGAAACCAACAACACAGCCAGCAATTTAGATTTAATTCAATTACAAAATGAAGTCCAGGAACTGAAAATTACGATCGCCAACATTGAGAATTTTCAAAACGCGATTACAACTGAAGACAAAGAAAAGGTTGTAAACCTCCTAAAATCAGAAATATTAGAAAAATCCTCTCACGAAGCATCTCAAGAGATATTGAGAAACATAGAAAATCAAGTATCCACTAAAAATTACGTTAATGAAATTGAGTCAGTATTTTCAAAAACACTTGATCGTTTATATACAGAAATAGATTCCTTAACCAGAAGAGGAAATCTTAATTTAAGTTTAGGAGTCGTTACCACTATTATAGGCTTAGGTATTCTGGGATACTTTGTACTAACGATAGGAGCGGTACCAGATGACAAGATGGCTTTTATTGCCAACTTCATACCTCGACTCTCACTAGTCATACTGATAGAAGTATTCGCATATTTTTTCCTTAAACTTTACAAGTCCAGCCTTTCCGAAATAAAATACTTCCAAAATGAAATGACTAATATAGAAGCAAAACTTGCCGCTATTAAATCATCAACCATAGCTACGGACAAAGTTGTTTTATCAGATGTCATAAAATCTTTAGCATCGACCGAACGAAATGCCGTATTAGAAAAAGGGCAAACTACAGCAGAGATTGAAAGAGCCCGAATCGAACAGCAGAACATTTCAACAATATCTGAAAAAGTAACAAAAATACTTAACATGAAGAAAGGAGGTTAGTATTAAAATAATTCCCCCTAACAATTCAGAAAGTTTATGATATAAAAAATAAGTGAATGGGATCGAGGCCATTCACTTAATTTGACAATTCTTAGTCATCCATATCTAATTTGATATCAAGTGTTGCTAAACAGCCATCAATAAATCCTTCGGCCATTTGTATCTCTATACGGATAATCTTCTCATCTTTATTGCGCGCTTTAGCAATCTTCCGCTTTGAGATGCCATAAAGATAATGTGCAACCAGCAGTGAATGCTCGTATGGTTTTCTTTTCTTTAGCCGGGCCAGACAACCCTCAATGATCAAGGCATCATCATCTGTACATGAAAGACGGGATTTCCCCGTTTGCGGCAACAATCCCTTAAAACCAGCGGCTATCGGTGAGTAATCTACGCCTGAGCTATCACTTGCAGCCCATCCGCCCCACAGCTCCATAACCTTCTGAATATCGCGCATCAACTCTCTCCACTAAATTACGCCAGTACGCCGATAGCCAGCGCACGATCTAATGTTTTCAGCAGCAGCTCCGGCTGCGTGCCGTACTTCGCTTCAAATGCCACAGCGTCAGCGTGCAATTCGTCGTGATGCGCCCTGCACAGCGGTATCACGAACAAATCATGCGCTTTGGTACCCATGCCACCCATGCCGTGGCCGATCAGGTGGTGGGGGTCGTCTGCCGGATTCTGGCAGCATGCGCACTGCTGCGCCTTTACCCAGCGGGTGTATTTCTCGTTTTGCCAGCGTCGGCGCTTTGGCCTCAACATGAAGGATTCGGGCGTCTCCGGATCTACCTGCAGCGCCTGCACCTTTTTAACGGCCTCCTCTACAATGCTGGTGGGCGGTACCGACGGCACAATGTCAGCCTCACGCATTACCGACTGCATTTTCTCGGCCGGGATACGCAGGACCTTGCGCGCCACCGTCTCAGGTATGACATGCGCCAGGTTGTTAAGCGTCAGCCACCAGCACAGTTCTGGCAGGGTCACCGCGTGCGAATCATCGAAACCCAGCCCCACGCGAACAACTGACAGTAGCCAGGCTACCAGGTTCTCCCGCGCAATGCCCGCCAGTTCGTTAGTAAATTGCTCCCGCACCCGGACATCGCAGGCCCAGCACAGCCGCAGCACGCCGGGCGCATGTCGCATGGTGACCATTTCGTGGTGGTGGTAGTCGCTGTGCCGGTACTGGCAGCCGGATTCCCGCATCAGCCAGGCTTCCAGACATGAGTGGCCACCAGCCCGCTTAATCACATCAGCATGCTCAAACACGGGCACCATTAATGGGTCCTCTGCCAGCGGCTGGCCCGCCGCCGGGAGCTCCCCGGTAGGAAGCCCCGCCAGGCGCTCCGGCTCGTTCTCCAGAAGAATGCGACCGCGATGAAAATGCGGCATAAGCTCAGGACCTGGCCGGAACGCGACGATCCCGAACTCTTTTATGACGACAGGGGTTAGTAATGCTCTCACAGACACCTCAATGCACAGTTTCGAGCAGGCGCAACAGCTCCTGGAATTTTGACTCGAAGAAATGCGGCTGAGTCTCACGCGGGTTCGCCGGGCTGGTGATGTTCTTCCCGTACATACAACCCTTAGCTGTCATCGCCCAGAAGCGCTTAACACCATTTACACCCGAACGGCTGCGGCGCTCCTTATGCTCGACGATCCCCAGTTTGGCCAGCTGCTGGTAAGCCAGCGTAGCCGACATGCGGATCCCGTTAGCTTTGAGCAGGGCGCTCAGTGACTGCGTGGGGCGACTGGATCCATCAGGCGCACCGGCTGGGGCATCAATGGCGTACTGCGGGGCAAGGTTTGGCAGGCCAACAGCATCCTGCAGCTTCTGGCATGCGCCGAGAACAGAAGAATTGGAGAGGTTAAGGGAGCGCTGCATAAAATCGAGGAGGATGACGCCTGCCTGCATTTTATCTGCCGCCTGGCTCTGAAGAGTGGCGGGCTGATTTACAGCTGCATCAAACGTCCGGATCACCCTCAGGCTGAACTGCGGGCTGATCCACATGGCGTAGGAGTAGACCAGCTCTTTACAGACGTAGCTGCCCTGCTCTTTCCCGCCGCGGATAACACTGACCGGGTCCGGCGTTTCCGAGTTGCTATTTTGCAACTCGCTTATTAATTGTTCGGTTTGCTCGTTGCGAAGCCAGAACGCTGGCTTGTGCCTATCCTGAGCACCAGCAGCACGATGAAGATCGTTGAGGCAGTAACGACCAAAAATATCACGGCGTACGGAAACGCCATCAATCACGAGTAATTGACTCATTTTGTTCTCCACTGATTGTATTGCGAGGGGCCTGCACGCCCGCTTCGCTTGCACTTTTTGACATTACTGCCAGATCGACTTTCTTTCAACCCACAGCTGGACATTTATCCACCTCCTGCCTGTAGGGTGTGATCGTGATATCGACCCTGCCACCTTTCAGCACCGGCCCCCACTCCACCAGCATTCGCTTTATCTGGCTGTCGTCCTCCCAGATGCCCGCGTGGGTCAGCGCGTCGAACAGCGCTTTGTTGTAGTTGTCGATGTCGCGACGGCGGGCGTCCGGCGGGAAAAGAACGATCTCCACAGCCGCCGGCGCACTGCTGGGCTTCGGTAATCGGCGCAGCTGCTCGATGATCGCCGCGCATGCCTCGCTCTGGAATGCCCGCCCCTTGGCGCTAACGAGAGTGCGGCCTTTCAACGGGCCGCTGTTTGGGGATCGCCAGTAGGCATTGACGCTCGGCGGGAATGGCAGGGTCAGCTTCATAGCTCGACCCCGCGGATCTCCAGGAACGTGAGCGCTTGTTCGCGCGCGCTTTCATCGCCGATCAGCAGCGCACGAATTATCGCAATGGCTTCATCGTCGGATTGCTGCCTTGTAATGGTGATCCCGCGGGAAACGCCCGGGGTGATCGTGATGGCCCCCTTTCGCTGGAGGATGAGCAAAATATCCCGCGCCGAGTTTTGCGAACTGCAGCCCATTAAGCCAGCCAGCTCACTTACGGTTGGAGGGAAGCCGTGCTCTTTCTGGTAGTCAACCAGCAGGTCTAAGACCTCCTGCTGGCGCATGCTCAGGGTTTTCATGCTACTTTCTCCTCACTCCGCCCGGCTTTGCGTTCATCCATCAGCATCCGGAACCGGATCCTGAGAGAGCGAATATTGTTCCAGTGATGCCGGGGGATAGTCTCGAGGATGGCTGTTACCTCATCGCACGCCAATCCATATTCGCTGATCATCTCTGGCGCCAAAATTAGCAGGCGCTCCTGCATGTCTTTACGGATGTTGTCATGCTCGAAGCTTTGCTGGTTAAGCCAGTTAATCAGCTGTTGCTGATCAACATTTTCTCTTATCAGCGCTACCGCAAGTGCAATGGTTTCGAGCGGCACAACAATGAATTCAGGGCTTGCAACTGAATCAGATGCCCAGGTATGCGCGAAGCGCGATTCTGCGAAGGTGTATACCTCTTTGTCGCCGAACGCCGCGCATGCACACGCCCAAAAGTTGAAGCCGCTTTGCTCAAGGATATCTTTCTTGGTCAGCGGCAGTTCTGGCTCAGCAGCTGCTGGTGGTGCCTCTTCCACCGGCGCTACGGGTTCTGGAATAATTTCGGGAATATTTTGCGATTGTTGCTGTGGTTCAACCTGCTTAAGCAGACGCTCAGCTTCGCTGCGGATCTGCGCCATGAAGGCATCCCCGCGCGCTTCCAGATCCTTACGGCTGATATAGCTCATCGCCTGGCCGCGCCAGGTCTTGTCGAATACGACGACTGCGCCAGCGAAGAATGCTCCAGACGGCACCTGCTTTTCGTTTTTCGGCACAAACCACATCGGCAGATCGAAACCAATTCGCCCACGAATGAAAGCAACGTGATCGGCATCTTCCGGCCACCACACCTCGCTGGTTGCAGCCTTGATCAGGAAAACAAAGCGACCGCCCTTGTCACGCATCGCGCTGGCGTGCTGCATGATGTAACGCATCCCGGTGATGTACTCATCCTCATGCATGCTGGCGCGGCTGTATGGTGGGTTCGCAAAAGCAGCGCCGTTGAGTTCTGTCACCCTTGCGGACCAGTCCTGCGCCAGCGCATTGTCTTCTGCGGTGTAATACGCTTCGCATTTGCTGTTCTCGCCGTCGGAAAACAGGTCCAGAACGAACGGGCCAAACATTGAGTTGATACCCCAGAAAATGTTATCTGGCGTACGCCACTGATCGCCGACTTCTTTCAGTTCGTGCAGCGGCTGGCTGCGCAGTTCGGCCAGTTCCCGGCAGTATTTATTGGTCATTGCTCTTCTCCGATATAATGGCCTGCCAGTAAACATGCGTCTGTTACACACCGTTTTTTGGCCTGTTTCAGGCATGAAGCACGCCGTTTGACGTAGCGCTCCCGGTCCTTATTCGCTGGTGACAGATCGAAAGCGTTAAGCCATACCGTGGCTGCGCGCAGGTAAAGCCCCTTCCCCTCCAGCTGGATGGCGTAATTCTCTAAATCAGTAAGGGTCCTGACTGTGTCTGCGTAGGAGGCCGCTGCTGCTGCAGCTTCTGTCTTGACGAACTCTTCGCAGGGGTAATACACAATCGTCGTGTCGTTATGCACCTCGCGCTTGAGCTTACCCTCGTTGTGAAAACGGAACAGGCAGCGGCTGATAGTGCGAAACGAGGTATGAGTCAGAACGTTGGCAACCTGCCGGGTGCTGCAGCCGGGGTTGTCCAGCGCGAACTGCAAAACTTCGGATTCGATGCTCACGATGATGCCCCTCTGAATCCCTCAGGAATTTTGTTATCAACAGGACCGAACTTCATCGGATCCGCCTTGCGCTGGCCCCACGTTTCGCGCTCCGGGCGCCCTGCTTTGTTCCACTTGTTCGCCGATTGCAGGTAGCCAGGGAATTTGGAGGGCAGGAACAGGGTCGTTGGGCGGAGATATTCGGCCATTTTCAGATCGTCGCCCCACTTCTCGACGCTGTAATCAACCACCAGCGTCAGCTCATCAGGCGTAAATCCTTCAGCCAGACGGCCGCGAATGTTTTCCAGAGACGATTTGCAGACTTGGTACCGTGATCCGGTGGTCTGATTCAGATGTGATAAAACCTGTTTCGCCTGGTCAGTGATCACCACGGCAGGGTCGGGTTGCTCAGCAACCTGACAAAAAGGTTTTTTATCTGATGGATCAGTAGTTGATTTTACTGACGGATCCCCGCCAGATTCTGACGGGTCAAAACCGACGTTTTTACCGGATTTTGATGCCTCAAATTTTGACGGGTCAGATTTTGATGCGTCAGAATTTGACGTGTCAGAATCTGGCAGGTGAGACAATGCCGCCGTACGGAGCTTTGCCACATTCAGCTGGTAGATATTGGATGCGTTACGGTTGCCCTGGCGGCGCTGAGTGCGCTTAAGCCAGCCGTCTTTCTCTAGTTTGGCGATCGCCGTTCGCACAGTACTTGGCCCAGCGCCGAGCTGCCGTGCAATAGTTTCGATGGAAGGCCAGCATACTCCCTCATCGCTGCTGAAATCAGCCAGGCGCGCCATGATCGCCACGCTGGACAATTTCATGCCGGAAGCCGCGCAGCCGTCCCAGACGTAGCTGCTTAATTTAGTGCTCATGGTCGCCCTTTAACTCTGTAAATTTGCGCTGGAACTGATCGAGAGGGCTGAAGCATTCATGCTCGTACCCATCTCGCAGGTATATGACGCGTCGGGTTTCTGGCTCCCACCGGATAACCCGAACCGGGACGCCGCGGTGATCCCTGAATCTCCTGTCGATTTCACGCATAAAGATTCTCCTTTACGGCGCCATACCCCCACGATTGCCATAGCCCGGCTGTGGTTACATGCAACCCAGCGGCCTGATACCATGCGCTCATACCGAAACGACGGGGTCCCATTGACCGGGAAGCCACGGAGTTGCGGCAGACGGTGATTTACCGTTAAACTGTTCATGCGTTAGTTTCTCCACTGTTACGACACGCCACGACGCCCGGAGCTGCACACTCGCGGGCGTCATTCTTTTCCGCCGCACAAAAAACGCGATATAACAGCGTTAAATGCTCCTGCCATTTCTGCATGACCTGATAACTGTTCTCTTCAATTTGCTCGCGTTCGGCCTGGTCAATCACGCCATCAGCAGTAGCTTTGCGAACGTATGTCGAGTGCTTACCGATCCACTCAATAGACTCCATCAGGCGCTGATTGATATCGGCGTTATCCACGTCCTCAATATCCACCAGCGGAACGTTGACGCTGTTCGACTGGCGCGATACCGCATCAGCGATGTGCTTGGTGCCGCTGGCCTGCTGGAGAACCATCGCCCAGCCCATTGGGAAAATCTGATCGCCGCCGGTACGCAGGCGGTTAAAAAGCGCATCCTCTGTCACGCCCAGCCATTCAGCGGCCTCGGCGTAACCGGCTGGCAGGCTTGAGATGGTCTTTTTAATTGCCGCCACCAGCCATGCGGGCTGTTTTTCGACTTGCCAGTGTTGTTGGTTATCCACGGTTAACTCCTTGATGCTGTGGTGTCTTTTCTTCACGATCTTGGTTACTGTTTCGGGTAGATGTCAGGTCGCAAATCAGATTTAGTTATTGCGCCAGCTGTGATCTCTTCGAGCTTTTTGGCGAGGGCGAACCCTGCCTTTTTGTAGCCGTTGAAAACTAAACGCAGATAACCGGGGGTTGATTTGACGCTTACTGCTAATTCACACTGCTGCTCTTTCGATAAAGAGTCCCAATACTCTTTCATAATATGTACCTCCTGTGTACATATTACATGAATAATATGAACCTACAAGGTACTTGTACCTTTAAGGTACACAATGTTTAATTCTGGGATGAAAACGATTCAGGAAATTAGGCGGTTAAACGCCAGAAAACTGCGTGACGGTGTCGGCGGAAATACTTACTTCGCCACCATGATCGACAGAGAACCTACCCAAACCAGCAGGTTTATGGGGGATGGCGCGTCTAAAAATATTGGCGATGCAATGGCTCGCCATATTGAAAAATGCTTTGATTTGCCGTTAGGCTGGTTGGATCAGGAACACCAAACCACTAATGTTGCAAAAAGTCCTGACGTATCAGACACTAATAGAAATATAACATTGGTTCCGGTTATATCCTGGGTGCAGGCAGGAGCATGGACGGAAGCTGGCTTTGCCGAGGTTGACTTGAGTAGTATTGAAACTTATCCGTGCCCTGTGCCGTGCGGACCCATGACGTATATCTTGCGCGTGATTGGTGACTCTATGATCGATGAGTACCGTCCGGGCGACATGATTTTTGTAGATCCCGAAATTCCGGCATGTCATGGCGATGACGTTATCGCCTTAATGCACGATTCAGGAGAGACCACCTTCAAGAGGTTAATTGAGGATGGCGGCAGTAAATACCTTAAGGCCTTGAATCAAAGTTGGCCGGAGCCCTACGTTAAGATAGACGGCAGCTGCTCCATAATCGGTACGGTGATCTTTTCAGGAAAACCTCGAAGGTACCTTAACAAAATTTAAATTTTAAAGTTGAGCCTGCGGAAGCGGGCTTTTTTGTGCTTGACAATGTACCCTAACGGTACATAATGTACCTGAAAGCAACAGCGAACAGGCAGGACGCCCACGCAGTAGCCGCCCCAGGCGTATGAAGATGGGGATGATTCGCACCGAACATGGCGAAAGCCGACAGTCTTGAAGGCGTTTCTCTCAGGTTTCGCGCTAAAGAATAGCGGAGAGAACTTGGGGCGGTGAGCAAACCCCGCGCGGCTGCACCTGACGCTACAGCCCAGACCAACAAGCCGACTGGCAACGTAATTGCCCTTTTCATTCTTCCCGGCGAGGTAGCGCTGCCGGACCGGGAGGGATGAATAGACCAACACAACGGCGAAAGCATTTAGGGAACGGCGCCTGCTTAACAGGCCGGCGACAGAACTCGAGACAGTGCTTTTCTCGTTGTGGTGATCAAAGCCCGGCATGAGTAATGCGCAGGGGTAACAGTCAGAACGCGGACTGGAGGGAAACGGCGTTACAGCGGCATGCAAGGGCCGCCACCACAACCTAAGACCTGTAATAGCTGCATTGCTGTCTTTGGCGGCATCTTTCTCTACCCGTGAGGATGCCGCATTTTTTTACGCAACACACGAGAGCATCACCGGGTGACGGGCTCATAACCCAATCCATCCGGGCGGCTTCCTAACCGCAGGTGCTCTCCTGTGTTGTGTGGAGAAACTAACCGGCGGTGGCAGCCGCCTTCTGAGGGTAAGCCAATGAGTAATGAACGTTTAACCAAAGTGCCCGATTTCCTGGGCGAACTGGACGGCGGGGTGTTCGAGAACAAGATCGCTGTCGCACTTAGTGAAGTAGCTTTTGGCGTGCTGAACAACGGCCAGAAAGGGAAAGTAACCCTGACGTTTGAAATTGACCGCATGAGCAATTCTGTCGAAGAGAAGCGCGTCAACATCAAGCACAAGCTCTCCTATGTGCGCCCTACCCCGCGTGGAAAGTCTTCCGAAGAGGACACCACCGAAACCCCAATGTATGTGAACCGCGGCGGCAAGCTGACCATCCTGCAGGAAGATCAGGGCCAGTTGTTCACCCTTGCCGGCGACGCTGACGCGAAACTGCGCGCCCAGCAATAACCCTTTCACTTTTTCTTAAGGAAGAATCATGTCCCACTCTTTAGACGGTACCGCGATCGAAAAAATTAGCGATCTGACCCTCTCCCGCTTCATTGAAGAGAAGCTTGAAAGTGTGGATTGCCCTGCAGCTGTCGTTCCGCAGGGTGTCCGCATTGAGAGCCTGGAATCGCTTTGCATGGAGCGCTACCGCTTCCGCGGCAAGATGGCCACCGCCAGCATTGAAGACTTTACGCGCTATTCAACTGGGTACGCTGCTGAAGGTAGCCGTTGCTTTATCAACGCCGACGATATGCGCGCTGCAGCGGTCTTCAACCTCGGCACAATCGAAAGCCCAGGGCATGCAGACAACACCGCGCAGCTGGCGCTGAAAAAGACCGCCCCGTTTGCCTCCCTGCTGTCCATCAATGGCGATCGTCACTCCCAGAAAGAACTGGCTGAATGGCTGGAGGACTGGGCAGAAAACCTGACCGGCTTTGATGCCGACGGCGAGGTTATTGACGCCAAAAAATCAGCAGCAGCGATCCGCAAAATTACTATCGAGTCCATCCAGAAAGCGGACTATGAGGATCAGGACTTCAGCGGTAAGCGCTCTCTGATGGAAAGCGTTGAAGCTCGCACGCAGGACATCATGCCGGTGGCGTTCGAGTTTCGTTGCGTGCCGTTCGAAGGCCTGGCAGAGCGTCCATTCAAGCTGCGGCTGAGCATCATCGGCGGCGATCGCCCTACTCTGGTGCTACGCATTGTCCAGCTGGAAGCCCAGCAGGAAGATATGGCCACCGAGTTCCGTGATCTGCTGGTCGAGAAGTTCAAAGACAGCCAGGTGGAAACCTTTATCGGTTCTTTCAGCGCTTAATTACGTTGCCTTAAATGCCCCGCATCAGGGGCATTTAGTGAAGCGAAATTAAATTAACGATCGCCAGCAGGCGAGGGATTCGCTCCACCAAAAATCAGGCGCGGTGCAGCGCGTATTAATGGAGAACACGTAATGTCATATATTCAGACACTGTCCGGGAAGCATATTAACTACCTCGATATTCATCACGAAGATATCGTGATCGAGGATATCGCCACTGCCCTTTCCCACATCTGCCGCTTTGCCGGCCACCTGCCGGAGTTCTACAGCGTTGCGCAGCATTCGGTGCTGGTGAGCCAGCTGGTTCCTGCAGAGTTCGCGCTCGAAGCGCTGCTGCATGATGCAGCTGAAGCCTACGTCCAGGATATTCCCGCACCGCTGAAGCGTATTCTGCCTGATTACCGGCGCGTCGAAGCGTATGTGGATGGCGTGATCCGCGAGAAGTTCGGGCTGCCGGCCCACCAGCACCCAACCGTTAAATATGCCGACCTGATAATGCTCGGTACCGAACGCCGGGATCTGGACATCGACGACGGTTCCGTGTGGCCAGTGCTCGACGGCATCCCAACGACCGACCTGTTTACCGTCATTCCGCTACGCCCGGTGCAGGCCTACGGTCTGTTCATGGCCCGGTTCAACGAGCTGATGGGGATCCGCAAATGCGCCTGACCACAAAAGAATTAGTGGCAGAAGCCTACCGAGCAGCCCGGTCACTACCACCAGAGTCAGCGAAGTTGGTCACCGAACTGGCTACGCGACTGGATGTAACCCGAGCCGCGCTGTGCGAATCACTGAGCGAGCGTGACCGGCTGGCAGAAGAACTCACTTATTGGACGGACTAACCATGACAAAATTCACCAAAGAGCGCTTAATCAGCGAGATTGAAATGCTGGAGCATTTTGCTGGGAACGTGAAATGGATCAGCGAAAAAGGTGAGCAAAGCTTGCTGTTCGCCGTTGATGCTATGCGCCAGCTGCTGGATGGCATGGATCAGGAGCCGGTGGCTGATGTAGTAGCCTGGTCATCACCGACCGAGGAAAGAACCTGCGATATCCGCTGGCGTCGACATGATGTCGATCCCGGCCCGCTTTACGCCGTCCCGCCGCCCGCACCTGTAGTGCCGAACAAAATGACCATTGAAACGCTGCCAGAAGAAATTAAACAATTACCGATCGTCACGGCACTCATTTGGATGGAGGGCTGGAACGCCAGCTTCGCCGCAGCGCCCCGAGGTAAAGTTGAAAACGCTGAGTCGCCCACCAGCATCCAGTCCTTGCGGGCATTGGATCTCTTGCCAATAAATGTCGAGTCGACCAGCAGCATGTCGAATGGATTGGTGGCAGTGCCGGTTGAGCCGACAGAGAACATGATCATCGCCGGTTTCGAGGCAGAACTGCGTGAAGAATTCCGTGACCCAGAAGCGTGGAAAACATTCGAGGCTATGAGCGGCTGCGAGCAGGCGGCGCACCGGGCTAAGTTGTGCTGGGCTGCGATGATTGCAGCAGCACCACAGCAGGAGGTGAAGTGATAAAACAGCAGAGGCCTCTTCTGAGGCCTCCTTCTAAACAACCTTCTTGAGCCACCGTCTCCGTTTCGGTTTAGGTATGCATGATATGGCGGTGAGACGCGCTCCACAGATGGAGCAAACCGCACCATGAGGTTGGTTTAAGTCGGAACTGAAAGTCGTGAAAAAGAACTTTTTGTTCGAACAAACCTGGCACTTGAACTGGATGTTGGGGATATCCCCTCCGGCCGGGTGAATTGAATACACACCGTACAGCAGTTGAGAAACTTTGTATTCAATTATCGAAATATTTAATCCAAAGTGTGACAAAAAATGCTGGAGGGCTAATGCACAGCAAACTCAAACAGCGCTATACGAGCCGCCTCGAAGCAGTTGTCATATAGAGCCTAAGATAAACGCCCGGGTGCAGCCGGGCTAGTGGAGAAAACTATGCTGAACCTCGATTGTGTGCCTATCTCAGCTTATTGCAATGAAACTGGTGAGAGCATTGATGCCATTAATAAGCGCTTACAGCGCGGAGTTTGGCGTGAAGGCGTTCAAGTTCTGAAAGTGGAAGGCGTTAAGGAGAGATGGATCGATTTGAGTGAGGTAGCTAAATGGGCAAGACAGAGTCGCCTAAACTCCCGCGCGGCGTGACCATCAGGAAGCATAGCCAAGGTGAAACCATAAATATCACGTTCACTTATAAAGGGGTGAAATGCAGAGAACCCCTCTCCAATTTAGAAGTGAGCAGCAAAAACTTGAAATACGCCGAGCGGACCCTCGGCGAAATTCATAACCAAATCGAGCGTGGAACATTCGTTTATGCAGAATATTTCCCGCGATCTGCACGGTTAAAATTATTTGGCAATGCGGCCGCTGGGAAGACAATAAAAATGTACTTGGACGAATACCTTAGCATCTGTGAAACGCGAAAACTTTCGCCGTCCACCATCGGCGGTTATAAAAAATGTCGTAGCGCGCTGGCAGCTCTTCACTCACTACCTGCAAGCGAGCTTACACCGGCAGCAATGAAGACGTGGATCCAGAGCCGCGCCACTACGCTGAAGACAATTCGCAACCAACTTTCTTTCTTGCGATCAGCGCTTGATGAGGCTGTAACAGATGGCGTACTCCAACTGAATCCGGTATCCCTGGTGACAGCATCCCGGTATCAAAGCGACAAATCGACTGCCGACAGCGATTATATTGTCGATCCACTTTCACCAGCAGAAGTGGATGCCCTCCTCTCCTCTGCTACAAATAAGCAGTGGGGCAACCTGTTTATGTTCGCGATCCAGACGGGTTTACGCAGCTCGGAGTTATGCGCGCTGCGCTGGCGCGATATAGATTTTATCGGGAAGACGGCACACGTTCAGAACGCGAGTGTAGTAGGGGTTATTAAGGGAACTAAAACAAAGGCAGGAACGCGCAAGGTGGAACTGAACGATGCGGCGATGTCTGTGCTGGCGAATCAGAAAACCTTCACCTTTATGAAAGACGCCACGATATTCGAGGATCCGAAAACGAATAAGCCGTGGGCCAGCGCGGACGCAATCCGCAAAAAAGCCTGGGTTCCGACATTACGTAAAGCGGGGATCAGATACCGTAACCCATACCAGACAAGGCATACATTTGCGACGCGCCACATCAGCCAGGGTGCCAACCTTTTCTGGCTCGCCGGACAGATGGGCCACAAAGGGCCGGAGATGCTGTTCCGCCATTATGGGCGTTATCTAATTGAATACGATGGTAATAGTTCCCTAAAAATACCCATCTCCAAGTTATAGAGATGAAAAGGCCAGTAGTTCTTGAATGTGATTTAAGATTAATTCCGCTCTTGATTTTTAGGTTTAAGCTATTATCAATGTAATTGATAGGCAAAACATCACATTTACAATGCAAGAAAATCATTAAATTTCATACAGTTGCAGTTAAGCAATAAATTTGGCGTAAGTATATTTCTTGACATACGTTATGGCATTGAAATTTAAAGAAATTTATTTAATGGCGGACAGCAGATGGACTACAATAGGACTTGAAGAGTTACGGGACAAACTGTTATTCTGTTGTCCACTAATAAAAGAATTCTGCTATTTTTTTGTTTTTCAACCACTTAAGCATTTCGGCGATAGCGCGGACCTGGAGTAGCATCATGAAAAAGACACTGAACGTAGGTTTCGGCGAAGGTTAACGAAAACCTTCATCAAAACAACAACCCTCCATTAGCACAAAAAGACCTCCTCATGGAGGTCTTTTGTTATAGGAAACAATAATATGGCGAGACTCATCGTCAACGTAACTGCAACAAGTTTTGTCATTATGCTCCTGATCAGAGCAATGTTTACATACGTATGGCCTAACCAGTTACCCTTTGATATAGAAGTTATTGATTGGCTACTGGTTGCCTCTGGCTCTGCAGCTTCGATTTCCTCTCTATTCTGCTTCATCAAAAAACGCTATCCAGATACGGCAGAATTCCTGCCTATGTTTAGTTCGATCTGTTATGTCATTACATTGATCGGATACGCAATCTTACGATACACCCCGTCTTACCAAACATCTTTATCTATCATGGTTACAGGGATGCTGGTTGGCATGGGATGGTGGATTCAGTGCATCACATCGGCCGCCAATACTCGTCGTTCGCATACCCTCAACATGATCATCAACACACGTACAAGCCCTGAATATCAAAAGCAATTACGTAACAGCACTACCTTTTATCGCGGGATGCGATATGTACCTCAGGAACTTTCAGAGTGGCGATGCAATCCTGACAAAGAAGAATACAAAAACATGAAGGTCCCTGAAGAGTATCGGGACGCAATTAATGGTCTGCTATATATCCTTAACTATTTCGAATTCCTGGCACAAGGCATTAAATTCAAAGACCTTGATGATGAATTGCTTAAGGAATGTTTTTCGAGCTTCCTGAGAGGGATTGAACGTAGAGGATTTCACATGATTTTGGAATCCCAGAAACAGGATCCTGCGGCATTCGAGGGCATCATTTACCTTTCAAAGAAATGGAACGGCTCCTCTGTGGTTGAAACCCACCGAGCAAACCCCAACACAGTAGAACTTGGTATTCCTTACCCCTCAAATGACATAGTGGAAAAAATGGTCAAAGGGATGCCGCTTTTGAAAGAAGAGCCATCAGCAGAATTGCATGTTGCTCCTGAAGCAGAGCCTCAGCAGAGACAATGA